TTCGTGAGGATCGCGAAAAACTGCGAATTCGCATCAATCATGATAAACGTCCAGAGTGTCTATGGTGTGTTCGCGGCCGACCACGCCAATGCTGCCGGTGACCTCAATGTCACGCATGACAGGCGGGTAAACTTCGATTTCGTCGCCGTCGTAGAGGGACACGGCAATGTCTAAATTGCCTTGGGTTTCCAGGCTGATGGCCAAGCCGGTAAGTTGTCGGCTGACGGGCTTGGCGTCGTCGATTAAGCGTTCAAGTTCGAGATACATTTCCTCGGTGATGCCGGTGTCCAGCACCCCCACCTTCAGCGCGAAGGTGCCCGGCACGCCCTGCGGCACGGTGTTGAACCATTCGACGATCTCGATCAGGTAGCCCAGCGGCTCAACCACTCGACGCAAGGCGCCGATGGTGCCCTTGTGCTTGTGGATGAAGAACGACGCCTTGATGGCGGCACGCTTGACCGACTCCGACCACGAAGGGTCCCAGCGGTCGACCGACCAGGCCCAGGCCAGATGCGGTAGCAGGTGTACCGGGCAGGTGTCGGGGTTGTACAAGGTGCGCAACGGAATCAGCGTGGTTTCGGCGAACGTCGCCTCGATACCCCGCTCCAGGGGAGTGCTGTTGAGCGGCAAGAGACTGCGCATATCAACCTCCCAGCACGACGGAATAACCGGTGCAGTACGCCGCCTGCGCCTTGGTCGGTTTGAGATCCAGCCAGTCCGTCAGCTCCACGCGGGCCACGCCGGCAACGTGCAGCTGCGCATCGACGCCAGAGCGCGCCACTTCGACGCCCAACCGGCGGCGTGGATTGATCCAGGCCTCAAGCCGCTTGATCGCCTCGGTAAGCGCGGCGTCGTTCTCCGGGCCAGCACCTTTCATGTGCAGCACGGCGTCGACGCGGTAGCGCAGGATCTGCGCGCCGCGCACCGTGACGCGATCACCCACCGGACGCACGTCATCGTCGTTCACCGCCGTGGCGACCAGCTTCAACAGTTCAGGACTGGCCGTGCCGTCACCTTCAAGGCCCAACACCGTGACATCCACACAGGCCGGTGACGGGCTTTCAGCCGTTGCATCTGCCACCAGCGCTGAAGCATTGCGCGCATGCAGGATGTAACTGTTACGCGGCCCTGCCGTGGTCAGTCCCTCATAGGCCAATTGCACGCGCTCGCGCAGAGCGTCGTGTGATTCCATCACCGCCTCGACCGGTGGTACCGCCAGCGGATCGGCAGGTTGAATCACCAGGCGCTTGAGATTGACGTTAGCCGCAAGGTGCTCCAGATCGGCGCCCGTCGCATAGGCCAGGAGTTGCGATTTGGCCGCGTCGTTGACCCGTGCCCGGTTGCCGAGCTTGATGTAGCTGGCGACCTCCAACAGCTTGGTCACCGGATCACTTTCCAGAGAGGCCGTCCAGTTCCCGCCCATGTGGCCGCGAAACACGTCGAGTGCCTCGCCATACACTTCTTCAAAATCCAGCGGTTCCAGCACGTCCGGTGCCGGCAGCTCCGACAGATCCACCAGGGTACTCATACCCACACCTCCAACGTGCCGCGCACACCGAGGTATTCGCCGCTGACTTGTATGTTGATTTTGCCGCCCAGCACGGACAGCACACGCACCCGTTCCAGCTTCAACCGTGGCTCCCACCGACCCAGCGCCCGGGCGGCTTCAGCCTGCACGGCGCTTTTCCAGCCCTCGTTGACAGGCAGGTCGACCATGCGCCGCAGCTTGCTACCATACTCGGGACGCTCTCGGCGGCTCACCAACGGCGTGCCGAGGATGTCCCCGATGGACTGGCGTAAATGCTCGATGCCGGAGATGGGTTGCCCGGTGTGGCGATCCATTCCGATCATCGGGTTTACTCCTTGAGTTGCTCGAACTCGCCGTGAGCCTTGAGCGTTTTCAGCGCCACATCGTCGGCGCTATCGACCGTGACCTTGTTTTTCGCCACCGCAAGCGTGCGGCCGTCCGGCAGGACGACAGTGCGCGAGGTGTAGAGCGTGTCGCGAAAGGTCACGGACATGGGCATCAGCACAGGGCTGATGGAGGTGGACTCAGACGCAGTGGATTCATCTTGATGTTTGGCCATGGGGACTCCAGGCATGAAAAAGCCCGCACGCGGCGGGCTGCATAAATGTTGAGTTAGTGCTTGTGATGATTGTCACTCTGGCCGGTGGCCAGAATATCGGCATCGCTGGTGATGCTCTGGGTAGCGTGCAACGGGCCGTCGATGTTGACCTGGCCTTTGATGTTCACAATACCCTCCAGATCGATCGTTCCGGACTTCACGGCGACGGCATTGTCGGTGACTTCGGCCTGAGTTGATCCGACCTTGATCGTGACGGTACCGCTCGGCACGCTGATGGTGTAACTGCTCGTCTGCCAGTCGTAGACCAGAGATCCTCCATCGTCGAAACGCCAGACTTCAACGTGATCGCGATTGTCCGGCGGCGCGCCGCCATTTCCATAAAGGCCGGGAATGAATGTGCCCTGCGCCACCTCGCCACTGGCACTGATCAGGGTGCCCTGCTCGTTGAGGCTCGGCGCCCGCCAGTGCCGCGCCTTGCCGGCGGCGATGCTGTGCCAGCGTACCCAGCCACTGACCCATTCACCGTCCGACACCCGGCACACCGGTGGTGACGCTGCGAGATCCACCGCCACGACATAGCAGTCCTTCACAAGCCCAGCGAGCATGCGGTCATGCTGGGCGCTCACATAGCCACCACTCATGCCAGACTCTCCGGCGCAAAGTACTTGTCCAGGTTGGCTGGCCCCGCATCAGGGTCAACGCCTAACAGCAGCGTACCCGGTGGCTGATCTGGCCACGGCCATTGCGCTTCACCGAGGTAGATTTGCTGCGTCCATTCCACGACCCAGACCGTGTAGCCGTCCAGCTCTGGCTTGGTCCAGTCCGGCATGGCCTGAACGAACTCGGCCGGTTCGACCTCGACGCCCCAGCACTGCATGCGCAGCAACGCGGCGAGGTGGCCCGCCAGGAACACCGCTTGTTGATGATGATCCGACTGAATCGGATCGGTGATCACCCGTGCCTCGAACTTGCAGGCCAAGCCGGTTTCACCGGTTCCCGGATCGAGACCCGGCTCCATCTCAGCCAGTTCGATCAGCATCGCTGGCAGCGGCAAGCGATCCAAATCATTCGGCCACATGCACACCGCCTGCAGGCCCGGGAAGTGTTCCTGAATGCGCCGCTCGATGGCGTGATACAGCTGTTCAAGACTGAACGGCTCGTCGACTTGATCCGTCACATCACTTCCCCTTCAAGTGCTTCTGCACTTCGAAATTGAGTTCCTGCTGCAGGACATGCACCAGGTGTTCGTCAGCTTTGCGTACCCAGCTCTCGAAATGCGTGCGAGCCTGCTCCAACGACACCTTGGCCTTGGCCAGCGGGAAGCGATTGTCGTGCTCGGCGATCCAGCCCGAACTCGCGCCGACCGCACTGCTGACATCGCTGTCGGGATAATCGCTCGCCCTGAAGTGCTTGCTGCCGGTACGAATCCAGACGTCTGCGCTGTTGCCGTAGACCTTCTTGAAGAATGCACCTTGAAAGCGCCGGCCGGCCACCGAGACACCGGAGCGACTCTGCCGAGGCCGGCCGATGCGGCTGGCCTCCATGGCGTTGAGGCCGAACCACAATTTGCCGCTGTTGGCCCCGCCACTGACCGGGTAGGCCCGCAGCCGTTGCCGCACCGCTGCAACCGCAATGCGTTCCTGCCGGCCGACAGCGCGGGCGATGTGTGTGGCAAGCCAACGCAAAGTTTTGTTGATGGCTCGGCGCTGGGCGTTGGCGGCTGCTTTTGGTAGCACGGCGGCAAAGTCCTGAAAGGCTTTCAGGTCTGCCGCCGATGTCTGCAACGAGATCATCCCGCCGCCAGCCGAGGGCTTGAAGTGACTGCCAACGCTCATGCTTTAGGCCTCAATAGCAATGCTACCCAGCCGGTGCCGTCTGGCTCCAGTTTGATCAGGTCGTACTGGCCTCCCCCGTCTTGCCTCGCAAGATCAATAACCACCAGCTGTCCCGGCTCTACACCTGCAGCATCGAAGACGCGAATCTCAAATTGCGGCTCGCGCAATGCTGTGTTGATTCGCCCCATGCGCGGCTGCAACCAAGGCGCGGAAAAGAAACCGGCGATCTCTCGACCGCCGACCGTTGCCATATCGCCCAAGCCATCCAGAACCAAGGCATCCATGTCGTCGCTCAATTCGCGAAAGCCCATCACTCACCTCCGCTGTCTTCGTCCTCATCGGCAACGTCCGACTGTTGGCGCAGCAGTTCTTGTGCTCGCGGATCCTTGAGCGGGGCGATACGCCCCTCAGCGAGTAACGCTTCCTCGATTTCTTTATTCGGCGGACTGTATGGCTCGCCCTTTACGACAACGACGCGGCCATCCTGCACGCAACCATCGATCACCAGAAACTCGGCTTTCTTGGCCATGTCACACCACCTTGGCGTAGATGAAGGCATCCGGTTCGAGCAGGCCAGCCAATGCTGCACTCTGGAGCTTCAGCCAACGAGCGCTTGGCTCTTGGGTCACCCAGCTTTTCGGGAAGCGCGCCGCTTCGACCAAGCCGCTTTCCACGGCTTCCAGATCCTGGATCGCGCCATACAACATGGCGTTGCGCGTCGAAGTCGAACCGAGAATCAGGCCGCCAGCCGGAATCATCGGCTGTTCTTCTTCGTCGTCATCCAGGTACCACTCGTCATAGCCATAAAGGTCGACGCCAGGATCATTCAGATAGCCGAGGTACGTCACACCGTCGGGCAGCTCCTCGGGTTTGATTAGCCCCATATCCACACGGCGAGTATTGAGCTGTTTCATCACCGTTGCGTTCGACTGGAAGGCATCCAGAGCCTCACCGCTCATGGCGACGGTGTTGGCTGTACGTCCAGAGTCCTTGGCGATTTTGCGTTTCCAGCCACGCAGATTGGCAATAGGGTCACCGTCAGAACTGTTCCATTGCCCGCTGCCCAAGCTGATCTTGTGATCACTGGACATCAGGAAGTCGATCGTGTCGTCCACGCCTTCGCCGATCACGCGGACTTTGCCGGTGGTGAGGGCTTGAGCACACATCCACTCCTCACGGCGTACGATTTCATCGTCCAAGTCACGCAGATCCTTGCCGAGCAACTGCCCTGCCCGCTCCAATGGAGTACGCGAAGAAAACGGGTTGTCGCCAGCCGAACGCTTGAGTACCAACTCGGCAGTGGTTTCGCGCTTGGGTTGGATGTAAGGCGGGGTGTAGTTGCTGGTGGTGTAGCCCTCACGCAACGACACACTGCCAGGCAGACGCGGGTGAACAAAGGGAGCCATTTTTCGCTTGCCTTTGATAATGTCGATGTCGACCGTTTTGGTCGGGAACGTCACTGGGCTGCCACCGTTGAAAAATGTGTTCAACAAAAAACGGCGCGCAGTCGGCATCTGCTCAACCGCTTCGAGCATGGTGCGGGTATCAAAAATATCCATTTAGAACTCCGAATTAACGAACGAACAGGCTCAGGGCACGTAGCGCGGCTTTCGCCTGCGCCAGGGTGAAGCCCTCGCCGAGAGTGAGTTGGCTGGCCAGAACTTCGCCGGTCAGGCGGATAGGCGCGATCTGCGCACCTTTGGTCGAATCGGTGGCCTGATCGAGGATTGCCAGTGGCGTCTCGGAACCATCAGTTGCTGCCGCTTTGGCCAGGACAAACTCACCACTGGTTTTGACCTGACCGAGGACGGCGCCACGGTTGAGTTTTTGTCCGGAAGCAATCACGACGGTATCGATGATCACTGGAAAGGCGCCCGCCGACAGTTGGTCGGGGACGTAGGTTTGGCGTTCAGGATTACTCATGAGGATCTCCAATCAGCGGCGCGAGGCGCCTTCAACAATGGCGTTCACAACTGCTTTACGTTCACCCTGAGCCGCATCGCCCGTCGGAGTAGATGTCGACGCGCCGGTGGCATCAGCCTTGATCGCACTCAGTGAAATACCGCGATCCTGCGCCGCCTTAAACAGCTGCAGAGCGGTGGCCTCGACCGAGGTGCCGGAATCGATGGCGGCGGCGATCTCGGTCTCGAAACCCTTGCTGGCCATGGCGTTGATACCTGTGATGCGCTGTCGCTCGGCGGTAGCACCCTCCTCACGGCTTTGGGTGCGAACACTCTCAAGATCCGGTTGACCGGCTTGAGCGATCTCGATGGTTTGCGGATCCGTGCCGGCGGCCAGCGCCTCACGCAACTCCGCCGTGCTGCTGACGGTGGTCATGTTGTATTTCCTCGGTTGGGTTGCGGCCGGTTTGGCCAGTTCTGTAATCAATGTTTCGAGTGAGCCAAGACGGTGGGCCAAGCCGGACTCAACGGCGGCGGCGCCCACGCGCAAACCGCCGAAGTCGCCCATCTCGGGAACGCGCTCAGGATCCACCCCCAGGTTGCGGGCCACCTTGGCCACGAACACGTCGCCCATGGCGTCGACCGTCTCGCCGACCTTGGCCCGACCTTCTTCGGTGGCCAGATCCACTCGCTTGTTGGGCGCGTTGCGACTGACGATCTGGTAGCGCTTGCGACCGTTGGCTTCTTCACCGCCGACGACAGCCTCGACGACTACACCGATGCTGCCAGCGAGTGCGGTTTCGTCGATAACGATCTCGCTGGCCGCTGAAGCAATCCAATAAGCCGCGCTGGCACCAGTGCCGCCGATGTAGGCGACAATGCGTTTACGATCACGGGCCGAATGGATCTGGTCTGCCAGCTCGTTGATGCCAGCCGCTACGCCGCCAGGGCTGTCGATGTTCAGGATGATTGCACTGACCTTGGGATCATCCAGCGCCGTTTGCAGGTCGGTGGCTAACACCTGAGTGCTCGTCGCGCCGCTGATCTCAGTGAAGAGATTGGCGTAACGAAACACTGGGCCAACCACCGGAATGATGGCCACGCCATTGCGCACACTGACGGTGCGGCTGTTATCCAGCCTCATGCCGGTGCGGGTTTCCAGCGCTGCCGGATCGCCCATCCGATCTGCAATGGTCAGCAGGTTGTCCAGGGCGCCAGGCAGCATCAGCCAAGGCTGCGATGCAGCCAGCTCAAATGCGCGGGGCATGGTTATTCCTCGTTGGGGTTGTTGGGCGGTGGAGTTTCCTGCTCGCGTCCTTTGGGCAGGACATGCAGGCCATCCTTGCGGCGTTGCTCGACCTCGCGGACACGCTGTCGGTAAACTTGCTGCCACGGTTCACCGGTCATTGCGGCTGTTTCCAGCGTTTCATTGCTGACGCCGATTTCAATGCGCTTGCCGGCGGCGTTGGCCTCCTTCAGTTCATCAATAGCGCCACGGGCCGGACCGATCCAGATCGCTTGGCAGTACGCTTTGCGTTTGGCCGGATCAGCGTAGCCCGGCAATTTGATCAGCCCCCTCGCCACCGCTTCATCAATCAGCAGCTCTCGACTGGGCTGACAAAAGTCACAGATCAGCCACCAACGACGCAGGCTGTAGAACCGCCACGCCTGCAACATGGCGGCGCGGGCAGCGCTATAGCTGCTGCTGTAATGCAGCAAAAGCTCTTCCATTGGCTGTTCGAGCGCGGCGCCGATTTCCTTAACGACGGCGGTAAAGAACGGATCGAATTGCGCGTTGGGTCGCGCAGGATTGGCGATCACTGGCTCTTCACCTTGGCCCAAATCGACAATGGCGCCCTCGCCCAAGGCCAACTCACCATCGCCGGTGGTGTCGCCTCCAACGCCGTCACCTTCGTTGGCCAGTGCCGTCAGCGGCAGATTGCCCACCTGAAAGTCATTGGTCTTTTTGATGAACACGGTGAACATCGCCGAGATCACCGCCGCCATCAGTTCGGCACTGCTGTAGCGCTCCAACTTCTGCAGCGGCTCCAGCACCGGAGCCAAATAGGGCGCGCCACGCTTTTGCCCTGGCCGCTCCTTGTCCGCCATGACGTGCATCACACGGCGCCGGCCAGTGGCCTCTCCGAAGGCTGGCAACCGTTCCCACTTGAGCGCTTGGCCGGAGGTGTATTCGTTCTGGTAGCCGCTGCAGACGTGATAGGCCACCGGCGCGCCGAGACGGTCAAACTCGACTCCGTCCACCAGGTTAACGCCATCCAGTTGCCCAGCCGGGTTGCACACCCGATCTGACTCAATCAATTGCAGCCGAGTACTGAACACACAGCCAGGACGCTCATCGTCGGGACTGGCCACCAATACATCACCGCCTACCATCGACGAGATCAACACCAATGCCTGTAGCTGGTAGTGATTGAGCGACGCCTCGGCGTCACACTCCCGAGGGTCATCGGCATACAACGACCACAAACGATCAAGCTGAGCGTTGATTGCATCGGCCTGTAGTTCGTCGAGTCCAAGCGCGTCATGGTCGATCTGTGCGCGGCAAACCAGTCCGGTGCCAACGACATTGGTACGCAGGCGAGTGATGGCTGCACGGGCGATCAGGTGATTGCGCATGGCATCCCGCGAGCGAGCCACCAGCATTCGCCGCTCGTTCTGATTGAGATCCCGACGCGGGCTACCAAGACCGGGTATCCAGCTGGCCATGCTACGCAGCACCCGGGAGGCACCGCGCCACCGAGTCTCAACACCACCCCCGCCGCCTTGAGCGACGATAGGTCGGGCTTCGTTTGCCGACTTGGCGAGCTTAATCGCCTCACGCATCAGCAACTCGGCCGGGTCTTTTCGAAAAAATCCCATAGTCAGATCTTCATGTAGGAGATGCGGTTACGACCGCGTCCCTGTTGTTGGGCCTGTTCCAGCGCGACCTCCTTCGCGTATTGCTGCTCCAGCAGGCGAAGGCTGTTCAGCTCGGCGCGATACAGTTCGCGATCCGCACGACGCAAGCGCTGGCCTTTCTTCAGGACGTCAGAGATCGCCGCCCGGACTTCCGCGAGGCGCTGTTGTGCGTCTGTCATGTTTGTTTTCCTAGTAGCCCGCGCGACTGCGGGTGCCCCGCCCACGAGCGACGGCTCGGCGCGGTACCGGTGCGACCGGTTGTTCGGTGGTGAACAGAGTTGGCTGTAGCAGTTGCTGCTCCAGCTGGTCCCATTCGTGATCGCGCAGCAGGTGGGTTTTCAGACTGCGCGCCGCATGCAAGGCGTACACCTCGCAGTCGAGCGCTTCGTTGCGCCGTCCGGCCTTTTTCTGCCAAACCATCTTGCTGGGGTTGCGTGGGTGCGGCGCCAGCACTTCGTTGGTGAGCTGCTCGTAGTAGTCCGAGCGGATCTCGCTATACCAGTGCATGCGGCCAGGCCCTGCGCCTTTCAGCCGAAGTCGGCCGTCGATCAGAGTCTTGGCTTTGTGCGTGCCAACGATGTGGACCCTCAGCCCGTATTTGGCAGCCTTGGTGTTATCTTGCGAGGTGTCCACCGACTGCGGCGGCTTGGTAAAAATCTCCTTGTCACGGCTGTCAACGGAAGCACCTTTGATCGCCATAACGTTGTAGCGTTGACGATCACGCACATACGCATAAACCGCATCGCTGGTATTACCGTCAGAGCTGTCGATGCTGACCGCCGACACCGCCAGTTGGGCGCCGCTTGCGATGGGAATCGGTCTGGAGATGACCCTGTCCAGCTCTTGCCAGACAGCGTCATGCGGATCGATGGGGTTGCCGTGCAGCTCGCCCCAATACAGACGCCATGACTCTTCACCCCGTCCCCATCCAGTGATCACTAGCGCCAAGCGGTCGCCTTGCACGTCGACGCCGACGGTGACCAAAAGCACACCTTGGGGTGCGGTGAGTTCCGCGTAGGGTTCGGCGCGCTTCTCCAGTTCGTCAGTCTTCGGAGCATCGCTCTGGTATTCGTAGCTTTCGCCTTTGGAGCTATTGACGAAGGCGATCATCGGGCCGATGTTGCCCTGCGCCGCCGCGTGCTCAGCCTGGAGTTTCTTTTCCATCAGCACCTCAAAGCGAGATCCCCAAAACGTTGCGTAGAGCTCGTTGAGGATGTAGCCCGCGATACCGCGAAACTCTGCTGTAGCTGACCAGCGCCCATGCTTGAGGTTGGCGTTTTTCTGGTTATCGTCCCAGATCCCGCCGCAGTGCGGGCAAGAGTAGAAAGTCTGTTCCGGACGCTTCTTGCCGTACACCTCATGCTGGTACTCAGGATCCTCATCGCAGTGCAGGTTGTCGAAGCTCAGCGCGTGCTCTTGCCCGCACTCGTGACAGGGCACCAAGCCAACACGCTTGTCTGATAGCTCCAACTCCGCATCGATGGCCGATAGACCTTTGATGGTCGGTGTGCCGCCGATGATGATTTTTGAACGACGAAAGGTTTTGAGTCGCTCCTTCGCCAGCTTGATGCTATCGCCCTGCCCGCGCAGGTTGAGGTTGCAGTCGTCCGGTTCCTCAATGGCCACCCGTGGCACTGGCGTGGACTTCACGCTGGCCGGGCTGTTGGAGCCAACCATTTTCAGGAAGCCACCAGGAAAGCGCTTGAAATCCTGCCTTTGTTGAAGCTTGCGGCTGCGCAGGTCGACTTTCTTGCGCAGCCGTGGCGTGGCTTCAATCATCGGTTCGAGCTTTTCGCCGACGTACTGTTTGGCCGCTTCGGCTTTGGGAAACAACACCAGGATCGGGGACGGGTCAATGTCAATCCATTTGCCCAGGGCATTTCCCAGAACGCCAGACGTCCAGGCCACCTGCGCCGATTTGCGTCCGACGATCTCGCTAACAGTCGGATCGTCCAGTGCCTCCAATGGCCCACCGGGCCAGATAAGGTGAGGTGTCACGTCAAAGCGATACTTGCCGGGGCGTGCCGCTTCTTCCGGTGCGAGCCAGCGGTACTTGTCCGCCCACTCGATAATACTCATGCGGGGCGGCGGTGCCCACTTGCGGCAGGCGCCGCGCAGCGCTTTAGTCGCCGTCTTCCTCAAGGCCCTCCGAATCGTCCGGTTCGTCAGAATATCCATCTGACGGGGCATCATCCTTGTCATAGTCAGAAAGCCTCCTCAGGATGGCTTCAATGGGGTCGCGAATGAGCTGCTCGTCAACTTCCACGTCGTAGCGCGCCGACAATTCGGCGGCTAACGCGTCCGGAAAGGAATTGAGCAGCTCCACTTTGGCAGCGGTGATCATGGCTTCGAAACGCTCGACCAGATCAGCCGCAATCACAACCTCGCCCAGATCCTTGGCCATCGCGAGTTCTTCGCGGTCGGCACGGATCCGGTCGAGCCGGTCGCGTGAAGATTCTTTTTTGCCGTTGAGTGCGGCCTGGTGCATCAGCCACTGAATGACGGCTTCGGTGTCGTATTGGTTTTCGTTGCCCCGACCGAGGCCGAACTCGGTCACAGGCATGCCGTCGTTCTGCCATCGGGTCAGGGTGCGTTCATCACGGCCGACGATCTCGCTCAAGTCGGCCTTGCTAACTGATCTGCCCATATCTAACCCTTTGAAAAGACGGACATCCCTGCCAAATTTTCAGCTGCAGAGATCCCGCGAGTTCGCTAACCCGTGTAGGGGGCGGCCCCCAGGGAGGACCCGGAAAAATGGTGCCCCACCCACCCGGCCGCCGACCTAGCTTCGGTCGGTCGATGCCGACTCCGAAACGCCCAACCGCTTGGCAGCCCAGCGTTCGTACAACCCGATGGCAACATCGGCACCGGCCATTGCCGTCAGGCAACCCAAGGCGCCCGCCGTCCAGATCGTCATGCCGGCGGCGATCATCAACATCATCGCCGAGACCCCGCAGACAATGCAGGCACCAGACCGAAGCGCGAGGCGGCGCAACAATGCCCAGCCCCGCGCCCCGTCCTTGTCGGCACGCCACATCTCCCCCGATACGCCACCGACCAGGGCCAGGACGATCACTAACCAGATCGGCATCTCTGCCAGCGCTTGTTGCTCGTTTGTCATCGCCAACCCCTAAACGCAAAAACCCGGCGCAATGGCCGGGTTTGGTGGTGTGGTGCCTGCCGCTCTCTGCGGTCGCACCTATCGAAGATGGGTACTTTTTACAGGGCGATTCCGGTGGCAGCAAGCGAGTTTTAATGCCATGGAACAATACGGGTGCAATATGGGCACGACGCGGGTGTAACAGGGGTACAACGTATTCACCCGGCTATCGCTTTTGATTCGGCGTCCCATCCGTCCCACCTTTAAAAATCGAAGTGGGACGCTTGAAAGCGCCTAGATTCGGGGCCTCGCCCCACCGTCCTACTTATTTATCTCCTTTCTCGTGTAAAGGGAGAAATTTAAGAACACGCTTGCGCGTGAAACGCGCGTGCATGTGCCTGCTACGCATATGCGGGCGGGTGACGCTGAAAGGTGGGACGGTGGGACAACCCAGTAAAGACAAGGCCCGCACCTGTCCCACTACGTCTAAACATAGTGGGACAAGGCGGGCCGGTGGGACAGCAACTGCCGGAGCCGTGCCAAGGGTCAAGCAGCCACCCCCATCATGACTCCAAGAATCTGCAGGTGTGCGTCATGCAGGCGCTGATAATAAGTGTCACGCCCGCAGCCGCAGTGCGCATATCGCAAGCGCATGCCGACATCGAGGGTGCAGTAGTGCTCTCGCACCACCGTCACAAGCTCGGGCGCAAGGTGCTTATTCACGATCAACTCAATATCTAACGAGCTCTCCAACGGCGCACGAAATGCGCGCCGCCCACGGATCAACTGGCCATTGCTTTCCATCATCATCGCGACCATGTTGCCACCTGCCAGCCCCCCTTTCGAATGTTCGGAATGCAGCTCCTGAGCCCACAGCTTCAGCAACGAATCAATCTCCTTAATCATCGAAGCAAGGCTCCTCGAAAGCAGATTGTTCCAAAGTAGACGCCTTGCCCCAGCCCTCAGGTTTCTTGTAACCCCACAAACGAATCCGACTCTTGGTCATTGCTCCGAGCCGGTAGCGACTCCAGCCCAGCCGATGCAGTATTGCCCCGACCCGCATCTGCTCGGGCTTGCCCCAATGTCCCGGATCAAGCTTGAGCGCTTGCGTCAAAATCTCACTGCCGGTGGTAGTCTCTCCAATCTGCGATTCCTCCAGCCAGGTCAGGATCGGCGTCTCCCATTCGTCCACCACGAAGCGCTCGTCCTGCTCCTCAGCGAACAATGTCGCCTCATCTCGCGTCACCCACCAGAGGTCACCCGCGTCGTAACAAAACACAGCCTCGGCCCATAGCTGGTCGCGAATGGAGCGCAGCAGCTCTAGGTCCACCTTGGTACAGGCTACCGGCCAATACCGCCGGTTACCGGTGGCGTCCTTCAGGTACTCCTCCTGGTTGGTGGTGCCGACAAAGACGCACTGACGCGGGACGTCCATGGTGCGACGGCCGTAACTCTCGCGGTAGGTATCGGTGGACGCCGAGAAAAACTGCATGGCCTTTGTACTTTCCGCTTTGTTGAAGCTGTCCAGCTCGCCAAGTTCGACGATCCACTTTCCCCGGATCGCCTGAAAACCGTCTTTGTCGCCTAGGGCGAACGGTGTGTCCATGAACCATTCACCGCCGAGAATGCTCATCGCCGTCGATTTACCAGCACCCTGCGCACCTTCGAGGATCATCACCGAGTCAGCCTTGCAGCCCGGTTTCATCACCCGCGCTACAGCCGAAATCATCCAGCGCTTGCCAACCTTGGACGAGTAAGCAGAAGCCCTAACGCCCATGACGTCCGTCAGCCAGCATTCCAGACGCGGCACACGATCCCATTCCAGCTTTTTTAGGTATTGCCGCACTGGGTGAAACTCGTGGTCATGCGCCACGACACTCACCGCCTCGATCACATGGGACGCTTTGACCCGCAGGTTGTAATGCTGCGCGAGCCATTTCATTACCCGCACATCATCAATGTCAGCCCAGTCGCCCGTACCCCCGCCATAAGGTGCTGCACGGAGCTTGACGATCTTCGAACTGAACGCGCTGAAACTGATGACTCCGGCCCAGCGAGGATCATTGGCGAGGATCAATTCAACGTTTTGCATGTGTGCAATCAGTGCGCCGCTGTCACTACGGGCCAGGAGATCTTTCCACCCGCCTGCGGCCGGCGGCTTAACCACCGCCAACACTTGACGGCGCACCGCCTCCAGCCCCTCTGCGACGTGCAAATCGTTGAAGTCGGTCCATTTATCACCGCGCTCACCGGAAAAGATTGGTGCAACCACCTGGCCACCGACGATCAGTGCCGCGTTATTGGCCTTTTCTTCACCAGGGTTCCAGGCATCACCGTTCGGCTTGGTAGTTTTCCAGTCATCATCGCGGCAAATGATCAGCGGACAGCCCGCGAACCGCTCACGCATGGCCTTACAGACCGCAAGCAAGTTACCCGCATCGAATGCTACGGCGACGGTAAGCGAGGTCGCCATGTGCAGGCTGGCGCCAGTCGCGTAGCCTTCACACACCAGCACGGGATCGCCCGGATCGGCGTCCGGTCCTAGGAGGTGGAAAGCCCCCTCTTTCGACATCCCGTAAGGCCAATACGTCTTGTCCCGGCCAGTGTCTTCCTGTTTGTTCGGGTAAATCACCTGAAGCCCGACGATGTCGTCCCGCGCATTGCTCATGGGGACCAAGACTGCCCCGGAACGCGGCGCGTAGCGCACCCGGATACCGACAATTTGCTTGCGGTCCAGGTATTCGCTGCGGCCTTTCTCTGGCATCCGCTGGAACAAGGCATCCGCTCGCTTCGCCGCCCGGCGCGCCGTGTTTGCCGCAACCTCAGCAGCACGACGCTTGCCCTCTTCCTGCCGAGCGCGCATCACTTCGCGTTCTTCGGGTGACATCCGGCCGGCCTTGACCTTGATCTTCTGCGTCTCACCCGAACGCCAATCGCCGAATGAACCGAAAATCAGCGTCTCACCTTTCTCGGTGCGGTGTTCATGGGCGACGTACCAGCCGTTTTTCTCCGTACCCTTATCCTGCGCCGTCTTGCACCGGGTAAGCTTTCCGAACACCAGCGGTTGCGCTGGTACAAGGCCGTAATCCGCGAACTGCGCCAAAACTTCATCGAGCATGACGAGCTCCCTTCAATTCCGCGAGCGAAAGACAGTCCACACAATGGGTGCAGCCTGGTTGCGCGACACGACGTGCCTCTGGAATCGGATCTTCGCACTCTTCACAGAACAGATAAGAGTGCGCCGCCAATGCAGGTTTGGCGGCGATGCGACGTGCTGCGAGCGCTTGGTCGACACGCTCTTGGACGAGATCATTAGCAAAGTCTGCGATGTCAGCCACGGTCAGCACCTCGCGTCGTCTGATTGACATAGGTGGCGCGGTTGAACAACCCGAGCAGCCCTTGAATACCCCGGAACACCTGCAGACGAATCGCGGCGAGTTCCTGATTGGTGACGACGCCGTCGCCGATGCTCTTGGCCCAGGTATCGGCGAGATCCGCGACCTGCCGAAAGTACTCGGCGATACCAGTCGTGAGGGTTTCAGGCATGTCGTTGGTGTAGGTGTCGGCCAACTCCTGCCAGACCGTGTCGCCGACCAGCGCGTGCACCGCATCCAGAATACGGCGATCCTTGGTCAGTTCGAGGATCTCGCCGAACTCCTGAATGTTGATGGAGTGGCTAGGGTGGGTCGGCGACAGCTTGTGCTGTAGCGTGGTCGGGTTGCGGCCGGTCGTGGCGGCGATGGCCGCAGCGCCGCCTGGGTATTCGCGAGCGGCGTGGTACAGCGCTAAATCGAGCGGCAGGACTTCCCGCTGGGCCCGATCTACGGAACTCAGAGCGATTCGGCTCATGGCATTAATCCTTGAATGTTGCCAGTGCCGCACGACAGGGAGTGGTGGTACATTTGTCGTGTGGCGTGTAAGTGCCCAAACGCCGGCGAGGTTTCATAGACCAACACCGGCACCGTGCTGGGGCGAACAATCCGTTGTTCACCCCTAGCGCAACAGCTGCCAGCTCTGTGGTGGAAAAGGCAGCAACACCAAAGCTTCCGAGCCTTGGAAAACGCGAGAAGAGTGGGTGGTTTGCATTTGGTTTGCCCCCTACTCCTAACGCGGCCCGACAGCGCTGTGGTGGTGCGTGTCGGGAGGAACTGGGCGACCTTTGGGTCGCCTTTTTTCTAACTATGCTGCTTCGCTCGGCGAGACATCGTCCATGATCCCAAAGTGTTCAAGTACTTCTGAGATCGTCACGCAGCCATCACTTTCGCGGGCCAATGACTTGATTAGAGAAACGCTTGGATCTTTGCTCGCATATTTCACGTGTAAGCGAAGGTAGCTATCAGCTATACGGCAGCGCTTCGCATAGGCCTTTAGTTTTTCCTTATCCATGTTGCTGATGTAATCACGCAGGTTCATTGAGTAATCCTCCGAGCGCCAAATTAACCTTTGAGGTTATTTTTTGCAATACCTGTGGAGACATTCACCTCAAAGGTTAATGAAGCCAAAATCATCACATGAAAATTTCAGATACCCGGCTTCACAACTTTCGACGAATCATCGCTGAGCGGAATCTTCGCTTGACGGACGTAGCTGAGCGCCTAGGTAAAGCGCCTGCGCAGGTCAGTGCTTTCGGAGGGAAGAATCCTACGAAAGGGATTGGTGACCAGATTGCACGCGAGCTCGAAAAAGCTCTGAACTTGCACGAGGGTTACCTCGACATGCCATACGGTGTTGGTGAGTTCAATAACGCTACTGTGCTAAGCCATACAGGACGTAAGCTTCCCGTTATAGGCTCCATTGCTGCGGGTTCATGGTGCGAGGGGCAAGGGAGTTTTGATCCAAGAGATGCGGAGGAATGGATTGATGCTCCGGGTCCAGTGGGCCCAAGCGCATTCATTCTTAGAGTTGAAGGTGTGAGCATGGAGCCAAAGTTTATGGAGGGTGACAAGATCGTGATCGATCCATCCCTCGAAGCTTTACCAGGCCATTTTGTTGCAGCGAAGCGAGTTAGAGATGAAGCAGCAACACTCAAGCAACTCAGACAAGAGGGTAGCGAACGTTATCTCTATGCAGTCAATCCTGATTGGCCGGAACGCATAATCCGAATGACTGAAGAATGGAACATATGCGGCCGAGCAAGGTGGAAAATTTCCGACCTTTAAAAATTAACCCCAAAGGTTACTTTTTCTTGACCAAATAACCTTTAGGGTTAATATTGCCTCACTCTCCACCATAGAGCGAGGCTTCACCCATGCTACCTAGCGCTACCCTCCACGTTCACCCGGCGTGCATCAGCAACAAAAAAATGATCGAGCAGCTGCAGCTCGCCACGGGCTGCCTGGTCGTCATTCATAACTGCAAACCCAAGCTTGTCGCCAAGTCCTGCCAGCCCTCTCCTGTCGATCCGAACGGCGGAGGGCACGCGGCATGATCAAGTACAAGATCGACAACCGCACCCTGCAGTTGCTCAATGCCCAGGTCAATCTGACCGAGACCTTCAACCACGTCCTGCGTACAGCACCGAAGCGCGAGTGCCTGGCATTCCGTCTAAAGGCCGAACGCGGCACATTGGAAAGCACTTTTGTCATCGAGCTGGGCAGTGAACGCCACACGCTGACTCTGCCGAACGACAAGAAGATGCACCTCAAGCTGGCCGACTTCATCGAAGAGATTGCCAACGGCCCGCTTGAACCGAGCAGCACCAGCGACCAGGTGCATCGCGCGCATGCCGATCGCCAATACGGCCGCTTTGACGTCCAGGACAAGCAGCGGGTATTCGAGTTGATCCGCACCGGCGGCATGCTGAGCCTCGACATGGGCTTCGATCTGCCGCTGCACGTGGCTGTCCATCGCCCGCACACTCTCTCCTGCATCACCGCCATTCTCAGCATAGGCAAAAAGAGCCCGCGCACCCGGTGTTTTACCGCGTGCGGTACCGATCTTGAGATCTACGGCAAGGTCCGCGAGTCCATCAGCCAAATTGCTGCAGCGGCCACTCCTGCTGCACACGCGGCTTAAGGAGGACGCCATGGAACGCACCCTCGCCCAAACGGCTGCTCATCTCGGCCTGACGCGTCCCAAGCTCATCGCCCGCATGCGCGAAAAAGGCTTGCTCAAGGGAAACCTGCCGGCGGACCCGAAGCGCCATAAAGTCTACCTGCGGATCAAGGACAGCTCTTGGTACGACGAGAAGTACGGCATGCAGTACAGCCAGTCGACCCGGGTAACCCAGTCCGGCATCCGCTGGCTGGCTGACCAGCTGGGCATTGATCTTCCCGCCATCCCGGCAGACCGCCGTGACGTGGCCTAGGGAGTACGCCCGACAGATCATCGCAATGCGGACACGTGGGGAGCGCAATGCGGCGCTCCAGGAGGTGCCCGAACATCTGCGGGAATTGACCAAACGCCATTGCCTGAACGCCTGGAACCACCCATCACGATCAAAACGCAAGGAGGCTCAATAGCCACATGAACAACGCGAATCAAACACCGCTGCGACTGCTTCCAGCGGCTGATACCTGCACCGTTGACATGCTTTACCGTCTTTTCGGCGACGTACTCATTCCACTTGAAAAGCTGCGTGTCCACTACTTCAAGAACCTCAACGAAAAGACGTTCACAGAAGCGATCAATAGCCGCCGGATTCAAATTCCCGTGACCACTATCGACGAAAGTGGAAAAGCATTGAGGTATGCCCACATCAAGCACATTGCGGCTCTGATCGATATCCGCGCCTACAAGGCTGATGAAAAGATGCAACGACAGCTAGACGACAAGCCGGTCGCGTAATACCCACTCGAGATCAAGCGACCTCCCATTTGGCTGCCACCACCAGCCAATCGAACCCAGGAGCAAACCAAATGACAGCAATTCAAATCTGCGCACTTATCTCTCTCGTCACTCTGGTGGGGCTATTAGTTTGGGCCGGCTACTTCATGGGCCACAGCGATGGCATGTCGGCCGGAATGAAGGAAGGCGACGAGATCCAACGCGCCGAAAGCGCCAAGACCATCCGCGAACTGCAGGCGTCCCTCCAATTCATCAGGGCCGACCACAAGAACTTGACACAACTCTGCAAAAGGCAACGGGAGGCTCAGCGTCTTGGCGAGACTGAACACCAGACTCTGATCGACATCGCAGAAAAGCTGCGAATCGCCGCCGAGACGTTCAGCGCCTTCCGCACTGGTAAAAAACTCGAACGCGAGACCCGCACTCTACGCGACCAGGCGCTTGCCATCGCAGCTCTTCTGGAACAAGCAAAGCAGGAGGAAGCTGCATGAGCGAGATCCTCATCCACTCCGGCATCCACCGCAGCCTAGCTTACGCTCCACCAGCGGATGCTGAACCAACTAGCTATCGAACCTCGGAGGAAAGCGGCATGAAGAAGGACCAGCACAACACTCAATTCACGACCGCTTTGCTCCGCCAGGAAACCAGCGTCGATGCACTGGAAACAAAGAGTCGCTGCTGCGCAGCGGCAGGCATTATTGCTTCTACCAGCAGCTCTGAGATGCTTAGACCCCACGAAAAGCTGCGCGAGGCAGCGACACCTGATACAACGCTAACCACTCAGCATCGCCCGCCCGCGCAGCCTATGGTGGGATACAAGCGCACCCATTCGTCAAGCATGGGATTACTGCTAGTAGAGAGTGAACGATGGAACGCAGCATGAACACACTTTTCCTGTTAATGGCACAATATGGTGGGCAAGCTGTCATTCCAGTAAGCCAAGTGTGTGCAGACTACATGCATTTGACAGTTGAGAAATTCAAACTCAAATGCATGTCCGGAGAAATAGATATACCAATAGTTCGTTTAGGCGCTAATAGTCAAAAAGCAGCATTGGGCGTCCACATACAAGACCTTGCTAAATACAACGACGCCCAACGAGAAAAAGCAGCCAATGAACAAAATAAGCTTATGGGAAGAAACTAAAAAAGGGCATACGAGAGTATGCCCAAAAAAATTACCATCCCGACAAAGTTTGAATGTGATGTTTAATTGATATTTTTTTCGCAACACCAAGTCCTGGGAAGTGACGCGTAGCATGGAGGGCATTAAAATCCCGCAATCCAGCAGTATTAACAAAATTTGTAAAATTAGCTGAGACATGAGCAACAAGCAAATCTAATGCCTCACGAAATTTACCACCAGGGTCACTCTGACTGTCATTATCAGAGTACGACGAAAAATGGCGAACATACATATGATTTAGCCTAGAAGGGTCCAGATAAGACAAATGCAAGGTGACAACAAATGCTGGACCACCGCCTTCTGAAAAACGCTCTCCAAGAATCGTATAGTCACCAAAACCGATAGCATTCGGACGCGATCTGTATTCGGTGTGATAGTTAGAATAAAACGACTCTAGACCATAGTCCAAATTTCTTGACTTTTTGTCGAAGCCATCATGAAAAAGAACAACGTTTGAAAGACTACCCCATATCGAATGGTCAGTTTTTTCTGGATTCAGCGCCACAACAGAGGCTCGCATTAAATCCAGATTCAGAGCTGGACTAATAGCACCTTCAACATAAGCTACGAAAGGCGTTGTTAAGCTTCTTAACAATGCTATGGCCGATACGTCAGTAACATCGCGCACTTTTACACATGGGACGAATGCGCCAGTGCCGTTACCTACAGTTGCAAGGTGTGTGATCAGGGACGCTGTAATATTCGATCCCGATCCGCTCAAGAATTCACCTTGAGACGGATTAATAACCACCCACGAAGTGATGCCTGCAGTTGTCAATTCAGAGATAGTAGTCGCTAGGGGGCCGAGGCTTAAATTAACCGGCTCCAAAATTGGACACACATTACCCGCCGGTATATGCCCAACTAGCTCCTTTAGCGCGCCTAGTTCAAATTGTTTGCCCTTGAGAATTGGGTAGTACATACAGCTTCCTTACTTAGAATGGAACTCATATTTTCCACAAGGCAGACTCGAGCCTTGCGAGTCAATCCAAACTCAACTCCGGCCACCAACAAAGAAGCGGGCAAGGACAATATAAAATCCTTATCCAAAGCCCTCGTTCGCCGAATCACGTTTCTAAACTCCGTACGAACTCTGTCATTAGTGGCAGATATCAACAATCGTTCACACTCACGAAAAATCTCAGTATTACTTACAGCTGGCGCAACGCCAAACAATGACTCGACAATACTCACATACTCTTCACGTCGGAGGGATCGCATCAACACCCCAATGTCAATCGGCGCATTTATAAGCTGTGCCGATCGCATCTCTCTAAAAGATCCTCTCTTATTTAGCAGTATAACTCCGACCTCTTCTGGAACGGCGTGCAAGACTGCATTGAGATACTTATCTGAAACAACCACATTAACCTTGTCAAAAATCTTCAGATACGAATCTATCTGAGATCTCAAGCGACCTAAATTATCGTAGTCAGTTTTAATCTCGTAACATGTTGAAACACCATTAACTATTACGCAATCTGCCTTACTTGTACCAACCCGAAACTCAGTAAACATTGTAGAACTACTAACTGAGTGCCTGCCGACGAGTATTTTTCTCGCAATAGCATTCTTATAATAGTACTCATTACGATACTCCTTACACAGGATGCTATAGCAAAAATCAAAAACACTGCCTACGGTGAAAATATCATCAAAGCTATCTTGATAGCATTTAGCCACTTGGGTGACAAGAGAAAAATCGCCCTCCGAAACGGAGTTAATGTTGCGACTAGAAAAAACTTTAGCTATCTCGTTGAAACCCAACATATTTTTAACCTGATTAACGATTTTATCGTTAGTGAAAAATTTCAAAACCCACCAGTCAGATGCTTCCAACCAGCGTACACATCTCCGCGCCCACGGAGGTGCGTGTAGCGTCGCATTGAGTTCCAGTCCCTGTGACCAGAAACTGCTGCTACACGAGGTATATCCCAACCCATTTCAAATAACCTACTAACCCCGTCGTGCCGAAGATCATGAAAATGAAGATCAGCAATCCCTAGAAATCTGCACGCTCGTGTAAAGGAGGCTGAAATCGAGCGTGCATTGTAGGGAAAAATCACCTCAACATCTCGGGGCATTCCCTGAACAATAGACCACGCTTCGTCCGGCAAATGACACCAGACGTCATTTCCGATTTTTTGTCCAGGATTCTTCATATCTCTGACGAGCACAGACTGCCGTTGCTCGTCCAAATCCTCCCAACGAATCCGCGTGATCTCCTCCTGACGGCGCGTCGAGAAGATCGCGAAGGCGATCATTTTCGGCATATGGATTGAGTCTGGGCGGCGCTTCTGCATCTCTAGGAAATGCTCCATCAACTTGTCCAGCTCATCGAGCGTCGGACGGCGATTGCGCTCTTTGCTTTTACTTACCATGCCGAGTTTACGCAGCACCTTGCGTGCATCAGGCATTGCATGCGGATCAACCTCATAACCCCAAGCAGGCTTAGCAATAGAAAGCACAGCTCCAAGGTGCGACAGGTCATTTCCAACTGTCTGAGCCTGAACACCGCCACCCTCTTTACTCATCCGCCACTGTGCGAACTCCACCAGCTTCTGGCTGGTCAGAGCCGAGTCATCAAGGTTGCCCAGCCAAGTATCCTTGATCGCTTTCAAGGTGGCGTTCTTGGTCTTGCCCAGCGGCCGGATTTTCTCGTACTCGTCCAGGTACTGCTCGATCATCTTCCTGATCGTCACACCCTTACGGTTTGCGCGCTCAATCGCACCAGGCTCAGCCAGCTCCGTCTCACGCCGTTTGATCCAAGCCTGGGCGACCTGCTTTCGGTCGAAGGTTTGGCTTTCCTGATAAACTGTGCGCCCGTCCCGATTGATCCGTATCTGCGCCGTGTAGGCCGTCGAGTTGTCCTTGCGCTTGCGTGATGTGATCGTG